ACCTGTTTATTCTATTGAAATACCAGAATGGGTAGATCATGTAGATAAAGTTTGTGATAAATATATTAAAGCAGCTAAAGAAAATAATAAAAAAGCTATTAAACAACGTGAAAAAGAATTAGGTAAAAAAGTAGGTGATTTTTCCATGAGCCACCATTCAACATCTCTCGTGGGAGATCCAGACTTAAAAGAATTACAAGAATACATTGGTTCAACTTCATGGAATGTTTTAGATCATATGGGTTATGATTTAACTAACTATGAATTATTTTGGACAGAATTTTGGGTTCAGCACTTTGCAGAAAAAGGCGCTGGGCATCATACGCCACATACGCACTATGACAACCATATTAGCGGTTTTTATTTTTTAAGATGTTCAGATAAAACATCTTTACCAGTATTTCATGATCCAAGACCTGGTAAACTTATGACTCAATTACCTTTAAAAAATGAAAAAGAAATTACGTTAGGAACTGATAAAATACATTACCGTCCAAAACCAGGTACCATGATTTTTATTCCAGCGTATTTAACACATGAATATATCGTTGATGCAGGAATACAAGATTTCAGATTTATTCATTTTAATCTACAAGCTGTGAGAAAAATGATTACTGATACAGTAAGAGTACAAACTAGAGCAGAAAATAAAACAGAAAACAAAAAGGAGAAAAAATGAGTTTTAAAAAAAATAAATATACAGTAATTAAAAATGCAATATCAGAAGATCTTGCTAAATTTTGTTATGATTATTTCATGATGAAAAGACAAGTTGCAAGAACTATGTTTGATACAAAGTACATAAGTCAATTTACGGAATATTTCGGCGTGTGGAATGATGCCCAAGTTCCAGAAACATATTCACATTATTCTGATATCGTAATGGAAACATTACTTGTAAAACTTCTTCCAATTATGGAAAAAGAAACAGGATTAAAATTAAATACTAATTATTCATATGCAAGAATTTATAAAAAAGGAGATGTATTACATCGTCATAAAGATAGATTCTCATGTGAAATATCTACAACTATGCATTTAGGTGGTGGTTGTTGGCCAATATATCTTGAACCAGATGCATCACAAGGTGGTGTAGATGAAAAGACTGGTAACTATAAACCATCAAAATCTAAAGGTGTTAAAGTATTATTAGAGCCTGGTGATATGTTAGTTTATAGAGGAAATGAATTAGAACATTGGAGAGATAAATTAACTTTTGATGATTGTGGTCAAGTATTCTTACATTACAATAATGTTGAAACTAAAGGATCTAAAGAAAATATATACGATCGTAGACCGCATTTAGGACTTCCAGCTTGGTTTAAAAAGTGATATAAAATCTCTTTTAATAGAGGTTTTATGCCAATAACCAAAGTAAAATTTCCACGTCCCGGTATTAACAAACAGGATACAGCTTATGGAGCCGAAGGCGGTTGGACTGATTGCGATAATATGCGATTCCGTTATGGAGTTCCTGAAAAGATAGGCGGATGGCAAAACGTTGCTCCACCATTACATCTTATTGGTGTTGCAAGAGATATTCACAATTATACAGATTTAGCTGGGGATTCATTATGTGCTATTGGTACAGATAGAAAACTATATCTTTATTATGATAACAACTATTACGATATTACACCTCTATCTACAACCATAGCTGCAGTATTTTCATTTACATCAGGAACAACATACGTTGACGTTACAGCAACTTCTAACGGAGCGGTGATGGGGGACTTTGTTACATTCTCAGGTGTAACAGGAGTAAGTGTTGGTGCAGCTGGAATTACCAATACTACAATGTCTCAAGAATTTGAAATTCAAGAAATTAAAACGGCTGATACATTTACAATAGATGTAGCTCAGCTTGGAACACCTACTTTAAATGATACAGCATCAGCAACATCTGCAGCATTTCAAATAAATGTAGGAGCAGATACAACTGAATTAGGTATTGGTTGGGGTGCAGCATCTTGGGGATTTTCTACTTGGGGTACAGCAAGACCAACGGGAGTTATTACACAAAGACCAAGAATATGGGTTTTAGATAACTGGGGTGAAGATTTAATTGCAACTATTTATGGTGGAAAAACTTATTACTTACAAACAAGTACATTTATAACACCGAGAAATACAAGAGCAACATTACTTGCTAATGCTCCAACACAATCTAATTATATGATTGTATCCTCTCGTGATAGACATTTAATATTTTTAGGTACTCAAACAACACCAGGTACAACTACAACTTACGATCCAATGGCAGTTCTTTTCGGTTCACAAGAATCTATTACAGACTTTGTACCCACAGCAACGAATACCGCAGGTTTTCAAAGATTATCATCAGGTAATAGAGTTGTAACAGCCGTTAGAACCAGAGGTGACTTAATATTACTTACAAACGTATCTGCTCACCAAATGCAGTTCGTAGGACCTCCTTATACATTCTCATTTAAACAAACCGGTACAAACTGCGGAGCAATATCCCCACACTGCGCTGTAGAAGCGGAGAACGTTGTCTATTGGATGTCTAATGGTGGATTCTTCCTATTTGACGGGGTGGTAAAACAGATTCCATGTACTGTACAAGATTATGTTTACAGCGATATAGATGATGAAGAACAAGGAACTACCTTTGCAGGAGTTAATCTTCAATTTGCAGAAGTAAGTTGGTTCTATGCTTCTCAAAATTCAAATTATATTAATAGAGTGGTAACTTATAATTACAGAGAAAATCTTTGGACAATTGGAACTTTAGCTAGAACTGTTTGGGCTCCAAGAGATATATTTGCTTATCCACTAGCAGCTGATTATGATGTTAATTCAACGTCTCAAGCTCAACCAACAGTTATTGGTGTAACTCCTGGAAGAGCTACTTTATATAACCAAGAATACGGTAATCAAGCCGATGGTGCATTTTTACCTGCTTATATACAAACAGCTGAATTTGCTATAGGGGATAGTAATGATTCTATGTTTATTAGACGTTATATTCCTGATTTTAAAAATCAACAAGGTGGAGTTCAAATGGAATTTTTAGTTAGACAATACCCAGGTTCAACGGTCCAAGTTGCGTCAAGCACTGTAGTTTATTCTACAACAACTAAGGTCGATATGAGGGCCAGGGGTCGCCAGGTGGCTATTAAAATGTCAACCGTGGATAGCGGAACGTCAACAGCAACTACATTTAGATTTGGTACTCTACGTATAGATGCGCAACCAGATGGATTGAGATAATGGCTAAACTAGATCAACCCAGATTAGCAAACGCTACACCAGAATATACGCCTGCTCAATTAGACCAAATTATTAGAACATTAGAGCAGATGGTATTACAATTAAACAATACCTTTACACAAGACGTGCAAGATGTTAATGAAGCACAGGCTTGGTATTTTATAAGAGTATAAAGAAAAATGTCTAACGTATATAAGAACGCAATTTATAAAGCTACAACAACTGCTAATACAACGGTGTATACTTGTAATGCTACGGCAAGAGCTATCATTCAAAACATACAATTTGCAAATTCAACAGGTACACATACGGTATCTGCTTATGTTTATAGCTATAGTAATAGTACAACAATTCAAATTGGTATTAATGATATAGCTGCAAAAACTTCTTTCAATTTAGCTTCAGGTCCTATAATATTACAAGAAAGAGATGCGTTGTTATTATCTTCTGATAGCACTACAGATGTAACAGCAATTGTTTCTATATTAGAAGTGAATCGAGGACCGTTAACGAATTAAATGGAAGAAATAAGAATTGTTTGTGATTCACAAATTGTAATTACAAATATAAAGACAGGTAAAATTTATAAGGATGAAGAAGAAGTTAAATTAGATACTTCTGCTAATCCAGAAGATATTAAAAGAGATGTTAAAATTATAGTACCACCAATACCTTTATTTAGTAAAACATAATGGATAATCATAGAAAGAGATTACAGTATTATAAAGAACAGGGTTCTGTTTTTAATAACGTTTTAGATATAGGAGCTTATGAAGGTGAGTTCTATACTATGTTTAAAGAGTTCTTTCCTAATGCAAATGTATTAATGATTGAAGCTAATGAAAAAAAAGAATCTATATTAAAATCTATTGGTCCATATAAAATAGCATTACTTGGATCTGAAGATAATAAAGAAGTTGATTATTACAAATGTAAAGATGGAGTACCCACAGGAAATAGTATTTATAAAGAAAACACTACTTATACTTTTGAACCTGAAAAAAGGAAGGCAATAACTTTACCTACTTTGTTAGGATCTGACAAGGGGTTTGATTTAATTAAAATGGATGTTCAAGGGTCTGAATTAGATATTATTAAAGGAGCTATACCTATAATTAAAAAGACAGATTCACTTTTATTAGAATTACAAACATTAGAATATAACCTAAAAGCACCTATGGCATCAGAAGTTATATCTTATGTACATAACCTAGGGTTTGATTTAGTTGATATACTTAACTTAATGTATTCAGAAAATCACTTGATTCAAGTGGATGTTTTGTTTATAAACAGAAATAGAAATGAATCCTAAAGGCGGAACAGAAATATTAAAAGAACAATTAATAGCTCAATTAGAACCTGGTTCAATTGATGGAGTTAATTTAATTGGTTCTATTTGTCATCCTTCATTAATACAAAAAAATAAGAAAAATGTTGTTTGGCAACATTTAAGTTATGATCAACCAAATGTTCAATACATGCGTGATCGCAAATTTGTAGATTCTATAGATTACTTTATTTATGTAAGTCACTGGCAATACAATAAGTTTAGAGAACATTTCCAAATACCAGAATATAAATCATTTATAATTAAAAATGCTACACCTAAATTTGAAGTAAAACCTAAATTAACTGAAGGTAAAATTAAACTTTTATATTCATCTACTCCCTGGAGAGGATTAGCTATTCTTATTAAAGCAATAGATATTTTAAATAAAACTAGAAATGATTTTGAATTAGATATTTATTCATCTACTAGAATATATGGATCTCAGTTTGAAGAATCTGAAAAAGGTAAGTTTGATGCTTTATTTGATAAATGTAAAGGAACAGATAATGTTAATTTCAGAGGATATGGTTTAAATGAACAAATAAGACAAGCCCTTCATGATACTCATATTTATGTATATCCATCTATATTTGAAGAGACCTCTTGTCTTGCAGTTATAGAAGCTATGTCTGCAGGATGTCATGTAGTAACAACTAATTATGGTGCATTACCTGAAACATGTGGTGAATTTGCTACAATGATAGAATTTGATTCTAGTGTTCAAAATTTAATTGAAAGATATGCACAAACATTGAATTCAGTGCTAGACAACTATAAGAATAATCTCTATAAAGAAGATCTTGAATTACAGATAAAGTATTATGAGAAATACTATTCTTGGAATACAAGAATTGCAGAATGGAATAACTTTTTAAATTATGTCAAACAAAAAGCAGATTAAATTATTTATAGCAACACCAGCCTTTGGTCATCAAGTTACAACTAACTATATGAATAGTGTAATGAGATTTGTATCAACATCACACCCTAAATTACAAGTATCAACAGCAATACATTTACAATCAGGAATGGCACTCGTTACGCAAGCTAGAAATAACTGTGTAGCATCTTTTCTAAAATCAGATTGTACACATTTTCTTTTTATAGATGCTGACATTGGATTTGAACCAGAAGCAATTTTTAGATTGTTAGAAAAAGATGAAGATGTAGTCCTTACACCTTATGCTGTAAAAGGATTTGGTGCTAATTATGCTTTACAGTTTATAGTTCATTTTCCAGATAAAGATGATGTTAAATTAGGTAAAGATGGTTTTGTAGAAATTACAGCAGGACCTACTGGTTTTATGATGATTAAAAGAGAAGCATTTGAGAAATTAAAAAAAGCATATCCAGATAAAAAAACAGTCAATAAACAATTAGTAGGTAATAAAGTAGAGATAATGGATGAAGATTGGTTTACATTCTTTGAAACAGGAGTTGATCCTAAAAATGGTTATTTAGGTGAAGATATTTGTTTCTGTAAATTATGG